TGGGAAAAAGACATAGACTACGCCGGAGTAACCCGTTTCACGAAACATCTCGCGCATAAAAAGTTCTTAAAAATAAAAGAATGGGTAGAAGAGTATCCCACGTGTATGGCGCACGATGATAAGAAGAACGACGATTACTTGAATATATTGGGACAAATCACATCAAGTTTCACTCATTTGAATGGGAGCGAATGCCAAGAATCCATGAAAAAAATAATCAAGGCAATCGCCAAACAAGCAATTATACAAAAAAATCTTATAAATTAGAAAGTAAACTATTGTTGTTGTTTTTCTAATTTATAATAAAGTTGTTTTTAGTGTATGTTTATTTAATAAAAAAAATATTAATCCATCAACACATCATTATCAACCGGGAACCCAGGAAAATTATAACAGTTTTTCATCAAGAAATCTTATCATGGGAAAAGGTAAGGAACTAGAATTCCCCGAAGGGCGGGGAGGGGGCAAGGGGGAACCGGTGGTTCCCCCTACATCAACAAATCCAAATGAAACATTTCTTTCAATACAACATCAGCAAACCGTATAATATCGCTCTTACATAATGTCATGTTCAGTCCGTTACACATTCCCAGAGCCATTTGTATTTTTATCACGTTTTCATTCACTTTCAACCCGAGTTTCTTTAAGTTGTTTTCACTCAAATAATTATAAAACTCCGTAAGAAATTCATAGATTTTGACTTGGTCGGCCTGTTTCGCCACGTGAATCGTGTCATGAATAATATTCGCGGTAAATGTCAAAATTTTCCCCATATGTTCCTGTGGTAAGTCACGAAATATTTCAACGGGTTCAATGGACGCAAATAAAATATCTCTCGCCAATTCTATTGAAGGTTTCGTAAACAAGTGAATAAATATTTCCAATAAGGTTTTCTTGAAATTTTCATGAAGACGCAACACAATACCAAAATCCAAAATCCCTAACTGATATTTTTGACGACTTGTGTTATTATCAACAGTCTTCATAAATAAAATATTCCCCCCGTGTAAGTCACCATGTGTTACGCCATGAAGTAGGAGAGAAACAATGCCATATTTTATAATTAACTTGGCGTAAATGTCATAATCCTCTTGCGCAACTTCTTGAATAGACGCTCCTTCCAAATATTCCATCACAATAACATTGTCAAGTTGTTCTGTGACTTCATCATATACTTGAGGAATACGGAGATACGACAATTTACTACAATTGTAATACGCTTCTCTCATGTTTTTCACTTCTTCTTGAAAATCCAATTGTTGTTTTAAAGACCCGATGTTTTTATCAAGAGAAGTGGATATATCGAGGGTATTGAAATAAGGAATCCATGAAAGAAGACGAATCAAAAATTGTAGTTCTTGAATTGATTGTTCCAACTTGGTTTCAATATTTCGTCTCTTTATTTTTACGATTTTTGTCTCACCCAACGAATCCAACATTTTATACACGAGAGAAATCATGCCTGACCGATAAGGTGTGGAGATATGAGTACATTGTAAATTATATTGTTGGGTTAATTTTTCAAGTGTGTTATAATTAATATCAGACTCGTCATATGGTGCTTGATCGGTATAAATTTTCAAATGAGTGTTGATTTCTTCATCGATCCATTCATTATTCAAAGCAATTGCTTGGAATATTTTAACACATAGTACATTTTTTTTCGCAAGTTGCTTACAAAGGTTTTGCGCGCAATGGCAAAGAGATTTTGAAAATAGTTTGAAAGAAATGTATTCTTTTAAAACAATGGCGCAAATGGAACCTAAAAAATAAAGATGATGAAAAAGAGAGAAAAAGTAAAACGGACCAAACATATAATAATGTTTTGAAAATGTACCCACGTTGTAATAATTCATTCGCAATACATTATTACTTGTAATTTTCTATAAGTTGTTTTAATTTCATGAATATTTTATGTAAAAGTATGGACGCCATTTTTTCGATCATGGTTGGGATTTCAAATTTGGTTTGGATTTTTATTTTAGACTCAACCATAACATTGTGTGCGTCTTGAATATCGCACGCAACAGAAATTTCACTCAAATGAAGTAGTTCCGCGTTTGAATTAGTGCCACATTCTTGTGTAACATTTGTTGTGCCTTTATAGGTAACGTGTGTAGTTGTTCTCTCAATAACAATGTCCAAGAAGAGATATTTTTGCTGAAATCCAAAATCTTCAAAAAAATGACGGAAAAGAATGTATATTGTTCCCTTGTTTTCATTTGTCGGATCCATGGATAAATGAAACTCTTCAATAATATCATCTTTATTTAATGCGTAAATAACATTCAAAAAATTCATAGTAATAATTTTGTCTAAATATATATTGGGGTTTCGTAAAGGAAATGTGAGACCGTATTCATTGTTGGCGTATTTGAAAGCGCACAGTTCATTTTTTTGAAATAAAAGGGTCGGATCATTGATAACTTCTTCTTGTAGCATAATTGTATTATCATTTAACGTTATAATATTATTATGGATATAACTAATTTTATGGAATAGAATATAACTTATTTATTAGGATATAAATATATTCTTACATAAACATATATTAGGCATGTGGCATATTCATGGAAAAACATACGACTTGACAAATTATATAGACAAACACCCGGGTGGAGCAGACATCTTGTTAAAAACCAAAGGAGAAAAAGACATTACTGCCTTATTTGAAACTTACCATGCGTTTTCAAATAAAGAAAAGATTGGTAAAATGTTGGATAAATATGAAGTGAAAGACATGGAACCAGATAATGACGTAAAACAATACGATTTTACCAACTATAATAAATTATTAAAATTAGTAAAAGAAAAGTTTCCAAACCGCAAAACCATTAAAGCAACACCGTTTTGGGTTGTAATTACAGTGTCCGCGTTTTTATTATATATCAATTGTTTTTGCGTTGCGATGCTTTCTCAAAAACACATATTGATTCGTTGTTTAAATGCACTGTTCGCAGGTCTAACATGGTCGTCACTTGGTTTTACTGTCATGCATGACGCATCCCATTATGGAGTTTCTTTATATCCAAAAGTAAATAATGTATTATCGAAATTATATAATGGATTTGGATTGTGGAACGCTGAGTTGTGGTTTTATCATCATGTGTACCATCATCATTCTTTTACAAGCGAAGACAAAAAAGACCCTGATTTATATCATTTGAACCCACTTATGCGAAAAACAAAAAATCAAACAAAAATTTTAAAAAATGTTTCTAGACAGCAGGGAAAAGCAAATATAGTAGCAACTTTATTGACAATATTTCCAGGTCAGTACTATGGACAGACACTCGGATATTTAATTTCTTTAATTAAAAACCGTTTGTTTAAAATTAAACTTCCTAATAAACAATTTTATGATATGACTGACATATGTTTAATGATGGTCAATATGTACTGTTTATATAAAGGGTTGGTTTTTCCAACTATTTTATACATGATTACTATAAACACGTTATATCATATTAATGTCGTTTTAGACCATGATACGTATGAAACCGCAATAGAGAATCATTACGAAGGCAATGACTGGTTGCGACTTCAAATTCAAAATTCGGGAAACTTTATGAATGATAACTTGGTTTGGACATATGCGTTTGGCGCAATCAATTATCAAATAGAACATCACTTATTCCCAAATATGTCATCGGTTCATTATCCAGTCGTCAAACCGATAGTTGTCAAGTTTTGTAAAGAACATAATATACCTTATGTTCACCACCCCACCTTACTTGGGGGGTATAAGTCGTTTTTGAAAATGATGGAATATAATAAATGGGTCGATGAAAATGAGAAAAAGGATTAATTTAGGGGGAACCCCCGGTGCCCCAATTGCGCTTCGCGCAATAAGGTTGAGGTCGCTTTGCGACCTCCGACCCCTTGCCCCCTCCCCGCCCTTCGGGTAATTCTAATTCATTGCCTTTTCCCATCATAAGATTTCTTTATGAAAACTGTTATAATTTTCCTGGGTTCCCGGCGAATAATGCTGGTTTTATTTGTAAATATATGTAACAATTTGTGTTATATATATTTTCTTTAAATATCTAAACTCACTGTATTTTTATCCGACTTTTGTCGACGTTTGCTGCGTTTTGGCAAGTTGCCACCAGCGCCACCACTCGATTGTAACTCTTTCAAGTCTGAAATACTAATTGTACTACTATCTTGAATATCGAAATCGATAACATTGTCCGAGGGTTGAATGGTTGGTTCTTTATTAATATTAATGGTTTTTGTTTTCAATCCAGACAATATGTCATTGATATCACTGGGTCCACGCATTTCTTGTCTCATGCTCTTTTCACCAGAACCGGAACTATAACTTGCACCAGCGTAATTTTCCCGAATATTGATACCATCGTTTTCACGGAAAGAAGTGCGTCCCATACCCGCACTCAAATCTGGTCTATTGGAACTGGAACTTGAATAAGAATTATTTCCTCCTCTTGACATGGATGGAGGAGGGGCGTTCGGACCTTGTGTTGCCATAGGTGGAGGAGGACCATTACCTCCGTAACCTGCACCTTCAGGGTTCATAATTCCCCCCATAAATCCAGAAAACCCGGGGGCGGTTTGACCCATACTATTGACTGCCGCGTTCTGGAACTGACGCATCAAGTCTGGATTTTGACGAAGAATGTCGTCCATTCCAGGCATAGCACTCTTGAACATGGTATTTGTCATATGCACCATCATGGCACTTCCACCCAACTGAAATAGGAGTTTCAGTTCGGGAGCCATAGATGCGCGTGATTTGTATTTATCATAAAGTTCTGCAAATACGTCATCGTAGTCCGTCAAGTTTTCGTTCAATTGATCTGACCACCCATCTAATTTCACATCAAATGGATCAAAACGGTTATTCAAAAATTCAATACCATTGACAATGGCCATAAGCATATTTCCTTGGAACTTTACCGAGTTTTGTTTCGACTTTTCTTCCATAATCATTTCATATTCACCTTGCATTTCTAGAAGCGAATCTTCCATGGAATATTTTTTGGTTAATGACACGCCCTTACTCTCTAAAGTTTCTAACTTACGTAGGTACTTGAATTTTTCTCTCAACATTTCCTCTTTGTTAAGTTGAGGTTGAGACGAAACGGGTTTATCTGGGTTAATAGGAACATTGTTGAATTTGGCAAAACCATCCCAGGTTTGCTTGTCTTCTAAATTACTTGCGAACGACGCTGTTGCTTGACCAAGACCTGCCGCGCCGTTGCTATCGACTTTGGAAAAAAATTTGGTTTCATGTGAGTCATCAAAACGAACATTATGAGACTCATTAATGCTACCACCACCCGACCCAACACCAAACAAGTCATTTCGACTTGTGTTCATATTAAAACCCATCGCATCATCTGTGAGTTCATTCAATTCAAGTTCTAAATTTTCCAAGTCTCCTAAATCAATGTCACTCGAGGCGGAAGGAGTACTTTTTTTATCATTCATAAGAAGTTCGATACCCGAACCAAAGTTGGATGACTTTGGACCGAAATCATTTAACTCAATAATATCATTCATTCTTATGAATGAATAAGAACATATAATTTTAAGTATTACGAATTGTAGAATATATTTAGGGGGAACCGGGGGCTGGTTACACTACCCCTTGCCCCCTCCCCACCCTTCGGGTAATTTAATTCCTTATCTTTTCCTATGATAAGATTTCTTGATGAAAAACTGTTATAATTTTCCTGGGTTCCCGGTGGACATTGCTGGAATATATTATGTAAATCCTATTTGTTGATATACCATATTCCTTGTAAAAAAGCGTCGCTTAAATCATCCTTTTTTCCATGTTTCTTAAAAAAAGTGTCCCATTCTTGGTATCTGAAATCTGTAGAAATAGTATCCATCGTTTTTTGAATACTCGCTTTTTTTCGGTCTCCATATTTCATTTTTACTGACGCTTCTTTTGCGGGAGCATGAGCAGTAACCGCATTTTCTTTAACAATATCTTTTAGTTTATTTGATGCATTTACAAAGTCAATTTTGATATCAGCGTGTCTCATAATAAAATATTGTGCGATCATTCCTTGTATTGTTTTCATACGATTTGCGATAGGACTAATTTGATTTTCAATAATGACTTGATCGATTGTGTCTACGCAACTATCTCCTGTAAATATTTCGTCCATTTTCGTCATAATGTTTTTGCCAATGGTAATCAAGTCCAACTTAGAAGCGTTTGTTTCTTTGATGGGTTCAAAACTTGTGGTTTGAACATGGTCTAATACAAGTGAAAGTAATTCGGCGCGTTTCATTGGTTTTTGAAACGCAATTTTGTTGTTTTCTGCGTAGGACTGAAGATCACCAATTTTGTATTTTTGAATGGATGAAAGTTTTGTTTTACATGTTGGAATTTGATATTCTTGTTTTTTTGCATGTTTTAAACAATAATGTTTTCCCGATTTACTAAATTTTGCTGGTTTCTCACAAACCACACCTTTTTCTAAATGACAACATTTATATTCAAGTTGTTGTGATAAATTCACAACATCCCATTTGGCAATTTCATAATAATCCTTTCCATCGGGTTTTACAAAAAGACAAAATGCCAAATTTTTGATTCCAACGTCAACGCTCAAGAGTTTCATAATTTTCTTTCTTTTATACAATGGTATTGTTTATTTATTATTTTTGAAAAATATATAAAAATTTTATAGCTTATAAGAATGAATCAACTTATAGAACATAGTCATTTGATTTATCCAACCGTTGGAACGATTGCGTATCTTTCTTGGCCAAAAACATGGCGACTTTCTCCCACGTTGTTGTATCCTTTGAACGTGATACATAATAGCGCTCTCATTTTATTCAATGCATATACATTTTATTCTATTTCTTCTATTTTGTGTACAGAAGGAATAGTATTTCAAAAAAACTATTATTTTGGTAATCCTAAAACAAACTTTGACCGATTAATGTATTTATTTTATTTATCCAAATATTGGGAATACTTGGATACATTTTTGATTTATTTGAAAGGTAAAAAACCCATATTTCTACAAACGTATCATCATATTGGCGCCGCAATTTTTTGGCATTTATGTTATTACAACAAAGTGGACGCAGTTTGGATACCTTCTTTATTCAATTCGTTGGTGCACACAGTAATGTATTCGTATTATCTTTCCACTCTTCTACAATGGAATGGATTGCGAAAATTGAAACCATATATTACCACGATGCAACTTTTGCAATTTGTTGCGTGTAACTCTTCATGTTTATATTTTTATAAATCACCTGTAGAAACAGATTTTAATTACAAAATTATTTGCGGTTTTGTAGCGTACACATGTGGACTGATAATTCTTTTCGGACAATTTTTCTGGAATTCTTATTGTAAAAACCCGACTATTAACAGCGCTGTCAATAAATTGGAATAAGTGTTGATAAAAATAAAAATAAAAATATAAATAAAATTTTTTTATATATTTATTAAGTTTATTGAATATATAATGGCAACTCAAAAAGTATCATATATTAAAACAGATGAAAATGTTTTGATTAAAGAAAGTTGTATAAAATGGGTGAAATATATGGACGATTGTTTGGAAGTTTGCACAAAAATAAACGGGTGTACATCAAGTGGTCTTGATACACACAAAATATGTAAATTTAATAGTCCAGAAGGTTACAAGTTATTAAGCAGAAATTTTAAAGTAGACGTTGACTTGAAAAAACAATAAAAGTTTTCTTATAATTTAGTTTACACTTTTTCATTTATAACGCTTATTATTTAAATTAAATGATTTAAACATTACATTGAATTACATTACAATATATGAAAATTTTTATTAACTTAACATCAAGAGTAATTAATAAATTACATATTGTTGAAATTATAAAACTTCCAAACAAGTATGAGATACACATGAGTAATAGTAGTATTGATGGGTTTTTGATATTCGCAGGTGGTGGATTAAACACGAAACATAATATTATTGAAATATGCAATAAAAAAGATAAACAAGATTATGAAACTTTAACAGACTTTATGAAACATACGTTTGAACCTCATTTACGTCCACCTGCATCCCAAAAGGGGGATTTTTAGTAATAGGGGGAACCGGGGGTTCCCCCTTACCCCCTCCCCACCCTTCGGGGAATTCTAATTCCTTACCTTTTCCCGTGATAAGATTTCTTAATGAAAAAATGTTATAATTTTTCTGGGTTCCCGGTGGATAATGCTGTTTAGTAATGATGTGTAAAATATCATTACGAGTTTTCACGAGACTTAAAGTTGTCCAAAGCAATTGTGCCAGCGCTAAGCAGTCCTAGTTTCCCTGACATTTAACCCGCCAATAAATAAACTCCGCAAAATGTAATCAACATCCCCAAAATTTGTTTCCATGTATACTTTTCCTCAAATAAAAACACTCCAATAAAGACAACCGATATAACAGACGCAACACGTAAAAATATGTTATTTAACAATGGTGTGTTGTAATGTTTGTCCAAGTTATATAAAAACATAGAAGAACATACTGCTAAAAACGCCATAATAAAGAGAGACAATAGTTGTGTATTTGTTAACTTACTATAATTATGAAAGGTTTCTCGGATTGATTTTGGGCCTTCAATGATGCATTTGTATGCGAAAAAAACCGCAACTACAATAAAAATAAAAAACGTGTTTATGAATAAGAGATCATGTGTGTTTAATGTTGTTAAAAGATGTTTTCTAAAGTAGGGATTTACAGACTTTAAAAAAGTTACCCCTAATATATAATGATACATTATGTATTATGTGAAGTTAAATGCTTCGCATAATATTTATAGGGGGAACCTGGGGTTCCCCCCATTGCGCGAAGCGCAATAAGGTTGAGGTCGCAAAGCGACCTCCGACCCCTGGCAACCTCATGATAATCTAGCATTAATATAAAATTTAAGTTTCACTCTAAATTGGTAATAGTATTTTAAACTTTGTTATAAAACTTATTATTATGTGTTAAACCTTATTTTTTGGATACTAGTAATTATAATTGCTATTTATTAGTTTGATGTTCTAAAATTTATGCTGGGAGAAATCATTCGAGCGTTCAACTGTTCTCGACTCAAGTAAGGAGACTTGAGGTCACTATTACAATAACCATAACCAGGTGATTTGGTATCCATTACACCTTGAAATACAAAAGGAACGTTGGATGATGGTGTGTCGGTTGTTTGGACGTGAGGGTCTAATCCAAGTTCTGTACACGCTTCTCCATAATTCATTTTCATAATATTTGTTGCGTTATTCATTAAAAATTGTCGATATTGCCAATTGCTCTTAATGTTTTCTTGCTGTTGAATGCGTTGATTTACAACGGCTTCAGGTTGCCAAGACGCATAGTTTCGTCCATCGGCCATGATAGGAGGAAAATTAAAATGAATATTATTTGATGCACTATAACAAGTTCCCCAAGACATTATATATTATCCACTTTTAAAAAAAATCCACTTTATCCACTTTTAAAAAAGTGGAGCAAAACATACTTTATCCACTTTTAAAAAAGTGGAGCAAAACATACTTTATCCACTTATCCACTTTTTCAAAAGTGGAGCAAAACATACTTTATCCACTTTTTCAAAAGTGGAGCAAAACATACTTTATTATTCTGGTGAGGACACCCCCAAAAGTTTCAACAGTTCTGGTTTTTTAAGTTTTTGTGCGTCAACGGACAACTCTTTTTCTTGGACAATTTGCCTTAACTTTTGAATATTCATTTTTCTATAATTTTCATGGTCGTTGTTTTTATCTTCTGTTTTTTCCTCTCCAATATGAATCGTTTTTAAAAAGTCCGCAGGTACAACGACAAGAGGTTCGTCTAAAACAACTTCAACCTTCGGTTCAACTGGTTCCGGGTCTTCTACGATTTTATTTACGTTAATGTTTTCTTCTAAGAGAGAAACCACATTATTTATTCCCATTTTCATTTTCATTTTTGTTTCATTGGGTTCTTCATCTTCGCTAGAAGACATTTGGTCGTCTAAATCATCATTGTCTGATTCCTCGTTGTCGTCGATTGCGTGTAAATCTAACTCTTCTAATCCAAACACGTTTATTATTTTTATAGTTGATGCGTCATTGACAGATTCAACGCCGAGATTGACCTCATTGTTTCCATCATTTCTATCATCGTTATTATTATCACTGTTGCTATCACTATCACTGTCACTGTTATCGTCTTCATCACTGTCATCGTCTTCATACTCATCGTCGGATACCGCTATTTTATCCGTAGAATTACGAAGCGAAAATGGACTTACATGTTGGTTTTGGTCGATGGAACTGCTGCTTCCGCCGCTCCCACCCACATTTGCGTTCGCAAAATGAAAACGCATTGCGTTAATTTCTTCTGCCATTGTTGAAACAAGTGTTAACATGGATACTAACTTATGATTCTGTTCATTTAATCTTTGCATAAAAAACACACTTACAAATCCTATGATGAGCAGTGTGATTCCTAAATAGATCAAAAGGGGTATTGAAAATATATTTGAGGTAGGCATTCTTACAATGTTGAAAGGATATATTATTTTTGGGGGAACGAATTAACTAGGCGTTTTTCAATATTTCAATCGGATAGTTCAAGTCACGAAGGACTTTAATACCACCACATACAGTCGAAATCCCCTTTTCTAATTTATATGTATAATTGAAATCATCTTCTGGTCCCGCATCGGGTTTTAATTGCGTTAACATGTGACAATTTTCTATGCGTTCATTGGTTTCTAAATCTTTACACATTTGTGTAAAATGCGTGGTAAGAATACAATTTACATTTGAATATTTTACCAAATAATTTAAAAACGCGGTTCCACTACGAATCGCCTCGTCGGGGTTCGTTCCAGAATATAACTCGTCAAATACACAAAAATGTCTTTCGTCTTTGTTTTCATAAACAACATCTAATATATCTTTGCATCTTCGCGCCTCAGATTGAAACAAACTATCCCTTCCTGAAGTATCCGGTATATTTAAATAACAATGAATATGATGATAGGGGGTAAATGTGGCAGATTCATAAAACCCAGCACCCATTTGTTGGGTTAAAATAACATTGATGAGAGAAGACTTCAATATAGTTGTTTTTCCCGAAGCGTTGGGTCCCGTAATAATAATGTTCTTATCAAGTCGAATTGTATTTTTTACGGATGTTTTTTGTGAGACTAAAACGGGATAGGTAGAACCATAAAATACATTTGAATTCGGTTTTTTGTTTGCGTTTGTTTTCGTCCTTTTTAATTTCAATTTTGCTGCACGAACATGTTTTTCTCTCATGTTTTCTTGGAATCCTTCCAAGGTATCCAAGTAACCATTGAATCCAAATGAATACAATAACATGTCTTCACATAACTCGTCTTGATAGATATCATAAAAACATTTCAAAATATGACCAAATTCCATTGCTTTTCGAATAGATACGCGAAATGGAGAAATTGTGGCGAGGCGCTCTTTAAATTGTTTTAATAATAACAATTTTTGACGAAGGGTGTCATTGAAAAGCGCGTAAGTTTTGAATGAGGTCGAATAACTCAAAAAATTTTCAATATTCGTTTCCGTATATTCTAGATATTGTTTAATATCATTTAAATGTTGGTGAATCTTGGTCATGTTATTATAAAACCTCAAACAAGTAAGAACATTTTGATATATAGAAAATAAATAGAAAAACGCACTTACCAGAATATACATTTTT